GACACAAAATTACTAAAGGCATGGTTGGGTTCTGGATGGTCTGCTGGAACATTGCATTCAAGAAACTTGACCATTGAATACCTAGTTATTGCTGGTGGTGGGGGTGGCAGTGGTGCCACTTCTACCAACGTTACTGGTGGTGGTGGAGGAGCAGGTGGTTATCGCTCATCTGTTTCTGGAGAATCATCTGGAGCAAACTCTTCAGCAGAAACACCCCTTTCCCTGAGTGTTGGTACACACACAGTTACTGTTGGTGCTGGTGGCGCTGGAACACTAACGAATAACACTGTAGCTAATAGTGGTACAACATCAGTTTTTAACACAGTTACTTCAATTGGTGGAGGCGGTGGAGGAAGTGGTTCTGTTGCTGGTGTTACTGGTGGTAGTGGCGGTGGTGGTGGTTCTTCTGCTACTGCAGCAAACATAGCGGGAACATTGAACCAAGGCATGGCTGGTGGTTACGGTGGATATACGGGAGACACTGGAGCAACTGGTGGTGCAGGCGGTGGTGCCGGAGCTGTGGGCGGAAACTATGCAGGATGTTGCACAGGTGGTGTAGGCGGAAACGGTTTGCCCTCATCGATTACTGGAACAGCAGTGACAAGAGCAGGTGGCGGAGCTGGAGCTGGATATTATTACAGCGCTGGCGGTAGTGGTGGTGGAGGTGCCAGAGGTGCCGGTGTAACAGTATTGGGAAACCCAGCAGCAGGTAATGGCACAGCAAATACTGGAAGTGGTGGTGGTGGTTACATGACCTATAATACTGCTGGTTATGGCGGCAATGGTGGTTCTGGTGTGGTTATTTTAAGATACCCAACATCACAGGCTTCTGGTATGACTGTTACTGGTGGCACCATAACGACATCGGGAATATATACAATTCACACGTTTAACGCAACTGGCAGTTTTGTCGTAGCGTAACGAAAGGTCTAATTAGTATGGCTTTAACAATCCCCCACTCCTTCACCAACTCAACCGTTGCAGAAGCCGCTGAGGTTAACTCGAACTTCTCAGCTGTGAAGATTTTTGTGGACGCACTCCAGGATGGATCAGGTATCTCTTCCAGTGCAATTGTCGAATCAAAGATTGCGACAAGTGCTGTATCTTCAGACAAGATTGCAAGCAACTCGATAACTGAAGTTAAGATTGCAGACAATGCGGTCACGCAAGCAAAGCTTGCTGATCGAGCTGTTGGTTCTGCTGAACTTAAAGAAATAACCCTAAACCCAAAGGTTGCTTCTTACACACCAGTTTTGACTGATGCCCAGAAGCTTGTGACAATGAATGCTGGTTCAGCAATGACTTTCACTATCCCAACTGATGCATCTGTTGCATTTCAAATTGGCGATCAGATCAACATCTTGCAACTCGGCGCTGGCCAAGTCACAATTTCTGCGGTTACGCCAGGAACAACAAGTGTTGTTTCTCAGGGTTCTAAACTAAAAACCAATGGTCAGTACGCAATGGCTACTGCGGTTAAAGTTGCAGCAAACTCCTGGGTGGTTGTTGGCAACCTGGCGGTTTAGTCATGCAAATACTTAGTGCAATTGGTGGTAGCGAACAGTTGCCTACTCCGGCTTTAAGTGCTGCTTCTGCTGGTGCACAAAGTTTTTCATTTACAATCACAAACTATGATGCTGCCAACACTTACGTGTTGAGCACAACTGGCGGTTCTGTTTCTAGATCTGTTAGTACAGTTTCTGTAACTGGCTTGGGTAATGCTGCTTCGGCCACAGTTAGTGTTTATTCAACTAAGGTTGGATTTGACAATTCTGCTACGGCAACACGTGTTGGAAGTTCGCTTACTGCATGTTCGAATACGGGTTATAGTTATACAACAATTAACGGTGGTAACTTGGGTACTTGCGGTATTATTGCGTGTGGTGCTGGCCAAAACCCAGCTTATGACACTCTTTGGGTTCAAGTATCGCCTGACCCATGCGTGAGTGGAAGTACGCCAGTAAGTGGTGGATATGTCACATACAATGGTAGTTGGTACTGTCTAACAACTGGATATACCTGCCCTTAAGGAGAATCATGTCAGAACAAATTGGCCCAGACCTAAGCAAGCCACATAACTTTTTTGCATTTGTTATTGATGGCGAAGTTGTATGGATGCATATGCTGTACGAAGAACTTGAGCAGATGACTGCTGTTTATGGTTCTAGTCCAACAATTGTCCAAGTTCCAAAAGAACTTGGTGGGGTTGTCCAAATGGGATGGAAGTTTGATGGTCAAAACTTCTCGGAATAATGACACCATGGGAAAAATACAAAGAACGCTTAGGGACAACAAGGCCATGGGACTTGTTGAATCCAAATGTTCCGAGAACTGAAGTGGGAGTTGCTTCTGCTCGGTTTGAGGTTTGTTTAGGTTGCCCGGAGCTGATTCAGGTAACGAAACAGTGTAAACAGTGTGGGTGTGTAATGCCAGGGAAGGTGAAACTTCTTGAAGCAACATGCCCCTTGAACAAATGGTAGGAGAATCATGCAAAAAGTAAAAGACTTTATCTACAATAATCCAGTACGTGTTGCAGCATTCGTTTCTGCATTTGTTGCACTGTTTGCCCCATTGTTTTCTAGCGCTATCCCTGTAGAAACAGTTGGAGCTTTCATTCTTTCATCAATTGGTCTTGGTGAATACGCACAACGTGCGGAGAACAAGAAGACCGATGAAGCCCTATTTTCAGAGGTACCTGAAGAAGAATAATGGAACTCAACGACCTTCTCAACGAGAAGGAATGGCGTAAGTGTAGAGGGTCAGAGGGTGCAACCACGGATGAGCTTGTGGCCGCATTCTCTCATTTCTGTTCTACGTACTGGACTATTCGACATCCTGAGCGGGGTCGTATCAAGTTTCAAATGCGTGAAGCGCAGGAAGAAACTGTACGCACATGGATCGAATCCAGATACAGCATCGTGCTCAAGGCACGACAGATTGGATTCTCCACTCTGGCTGCAGCATTCACATTCTGGGAATGTTTTTTCTGGGGTGACCGATTCATAGTTATGCTAAGTCGCACAGAGCGTGAAGCATCAAAGCTTTTGCAGAAAACCAAGTATGGTTACAAGATGCTTCCACAATGGATCAAACTCCGTGGACCAGATTTGGTTTCTGACAATCAACTAAAGATGGTGTTTGCGAACGACTCCTCGTTGGAGTCTTTGCCATCTGGTAATGACCCTGCTCGTGGTGAATCCGTTTACCGTGTAGTAATCGACGAAATGGCGTTTTTGCCTGACGCCGAATCTGCTTGGGCATCTATCGAACCAATTGCAGACGTTGGTGGTCGAGTCATCTGTTTGTCTACAGCTAACGGTGAAGGCAACATATTCCATCAGTTGTGGGTTGGTTCACAGAACGGGACTAACCGTTTTACTGGCATCTTCTTTCCATGGTCTGCTGGAGACCGTGATGAGGATTGGTATGAAGCCAAGAAGCGTGACTTGCCTGACTGGCAGTTGGCACAGGAATACCCAAGCGATCCTGACGAAGCCTTTGTTCGTTCTGGTCGTCCAGTCTTTGACTTGGACGCTCTACGAGGAATTGAAGCCATTGACCCTTTGAGAGGGTATTTGAAAAAGGGTTATGGGAAGAATGTTTATGACTTCCTAGATGACGGTGGAGAACTGGCAATTTGGGATATGCCAACCATCGGTGAGGTGTATGTCATTGGGGCTGACGTCGCTGAAGGCTTGGGTCATGGTGACTACAGTTCTGCCCACGTAATCTCAGCCAGTACTGGACTGATGGTGGCACATTGGCATGGCCACATTGACCCAGACTTGTTTGGTGAAGAAGTCTTAAACGCTTTGGGTTGTTTCTACAACTACGCACTAGTGGGTGTTGAGTCAAACAACCATGGTCTGACAACCCTGAAGGGGTTGCAGAGGATTGGGTACAAGAACCTGTACCGCCAACGCAAGATGAATCACAGGAATCCTCAGCCTGGTGAAAGCATGGGTTGGAGAACAACTTCTGCGTCAAAGCCTTTGGCTATTGACGAACTTGGTGCATCAATCCGTGATGCTAGTTTAACCATGTACTGTTCTAGGACAATTGCTGAACTGCGTACATTTGTGCGACTTGCCAACGGCAAGATGCAGGGGTCACCACACGACGACCGTGTAATGTCCTTGGCAATTGCCAACCAGATGTTGAAGTATGTTTGGTTGCCTGAGTACCGGCACGACCAAGAACCAGTGAAGAACTCTTTAGCCTGGTGGGAGCGGTATATTATTCAGGATTATAAGCCAACCCGTCCCAAAATCGGGGCATTCAACCACACAGGGTAACGATTTGAGGTTATTAAGATGAAAAGTTATCGTTGTCTCACATGTTTGACCGAATTTGAAGCAGACGAACTCCCAAGACGGGGGTCGATTTGCTTTAAGTGCCATGTCAAAACTATCCGTCTTGGATTCACGTATGGTCAGGAAGACTTCCATGGACCAACAGTTGCCGAACGCCAACGCCAAACCGTTGAACAAGCCAAAGTGAATGGCTACAACGCCGAGCCAGTGACGAACTGGATGTAATGCGGTGGAGAATGTTTGGGTACCGCTGGCGGTCGCAGTCATCACGGGTCCTGTTGTGGTGGTACTCCAAAAGTTACGGAAAGAAAACACTGAGCAACATGCTGAAGGAAGACTCCTTCTCAAAATGATTGGTACAAAAGTCGACAAGATCGGTTCGAAACTAGACAACCATATTGGTTGGCACGATGGTCAGAAGGACGCACAATAATGGCACGAACAAGTAATCGAGAAATCATCACCAAGTACCGCAACAAGATTGAACAATCACGCCGTTGGAGGCGTGAAGAAAACTACGACGATACATGGACACGAATGATCGACATGTACCGTGGCAAGCATTTCCGCACAGCTTCAGAAGAAGACCGTTTGCTTGTCAACATTGCTTTTGCAACCATCAACGTTATTGCTCCGGGAGTGAGCGTTAACTACCCAAAGATTACCGTGAACGCAAAGCGTCACGAAGATGCACCACGTGCCGTAATCACTGAAGAGATTGTGAACTATTGGTGGCGTCACTATGACTGCCAAAAAGAATTCCGTCGTGCAGTAAAAGACATGCTTGTACTTGGACACGGTTGGGTAAAGACCGGTTACCGTTTTGTTGAGAAGGAAGACGGATCGTACGATACGGCTGACGAACTTGCAGCACCAGAGTCGATCACCGAGAGTGAATTGATTATCACCGAAGACCGCCCGTTCATTGAACGTGTGTCTCCATTCGACATCTTTGTGGACGCAGATGCAACATGTATGACAGACATGAGGTGGATCGCACAGCGACTCCGCCGTCCATTGGAAGATGTTAAGAAAGACAAGCGATACAACTCTGCTGCACGTGAGATAGCAGCGCCATCGCATTACACCAAGTACGGACAAGAGGGATACACACCACGACGTTCTGAAAGCCCAGAAGATTCATATGTCGAGATCTGGGAGTTCTACGACCTAGATCGTGGACTCATGTCCGTGTTCTGTGATGGTGGAGACAAGTTCCTTGTCAACCCAACTAAGATCCCATTTACGTTTGGACATCCATTTGTGATGCTTCGCAACTATGAGGTTCCAGAATACTTTTACCCAATTGGTGAACTAGAAGCAATTGAACCATTGCAAATGGAATTGAATGAAACTCGTACACAGATGATGAACCATCGTAAGAGGTTCTCACGCAAGTGGTTGTACAAGGAATCAGCATTCGATGCTGATGGTCGTTCAGCCCTAGAGTCTGATGAAGACAACGTGATGGTTCCTGTTATTTCCGAAGAAGCATTGGGTGGTGTTATCACACCGATGCCGGCAGTAATTAGCCCACCAGAGTTCTACAACCAGTCTGAACTTATCTCGCAAGATATTGACCGTGTGTCTGGTGTATCTGAATACCAGAGAGGTTCTCTTCCAGAGATCCGTCGTACGGCCACAGAAGCAGGCATCATTCAAGATGCTGCGAACGCACGTTCTGCAGACAAACTTGCAATTATTGAACGAGCAATTGGTGACTGTGCACGTCGTTTGGTGATGCTTGCCCAAGAGTTCATGACTGGCGAACAAGCAGTTCGTTTGGTTGGTAAGGGCAGCGAGCAGATGTGGATCAGTTTTGACCGTGACTACATCAAGGGTGAGTTTGACTTTGAGGTTGAGGGTGGCTCAACACAACCGGTAAACGAATCGTTCCGTCGTCAGATGGCAATGCAGGTTGTGGACGCAATGGCACCAT